ATTAAAGTAATGCATATTATAGAGGCTATAGAGTCAAAATATAATATATCTTTTACTAGAGACTTTTTTAACACTGATTTAGAGACAACTTCTCCACATAATCCTAAAAATCCTGCATTCTATAATCTTTATTTATGGATTAATAGTAAGAAGGGAGAATTTAATGATTTAGATGATAATGAACAATATTTGTTTTCTCATAAATTATCTGGATACACAACTACAGGGACTGCTTTAGCTAGTGCTAATTTTAATGGCAGTGTAATTACCTTAGGAAGTACGTTTGGTTCTCATAGTTTTTCTCTTGATTTAACAGTTTCTAATCAAGGAATTCCATATAAGGTTATTTTTAAAGATAAAACAAGGGGAAATGAAAAGGTAGAAAGTGGTTTAGGTAATAGTGTTTTTAATTTTAACGTAAATGATGTTAACTATAGTGGTGATATTAAGACAGAAATTGAAATACAGTCGGAAAGTGAATTTACAATAACTACAGCCGATTTAGACATTACCTTTACAAGCTCTATAAATGGTCAACAAACTACTTATAATTATTCTGCCACTAGCTCGGCAGGGCAAAATACTACTTCTGAAATAATAATGGAAGAACGCTTCCCTAAAATGAAAGTAATAGATTTTTTGACTGGACTCTTCAAAATGTTTAATCTAACTGCATATTTTATAGATGATAAAGATGATAGTGATTATAATCTAAATGATAAACCAACAATATATGTGGACACCTTAGATAATTATTATGCTGATGCAGTGAATAATAAATTAGGTGGACTTATAGATATAGATAAATATGCGGATTCTTCACAACACTCTGTAAATTCTGTCTTACCATTCACTGATATTAATTTTAACTACCAAGACACTAATACGGTATTGATGGATAATCACGAGTTTCAATTTAATGAAGTTTTTGGTGATGCTGAATATAATGTAAGGGAGGGCACTAAAGATCAAGCAACAGGTGAATATAAAGTTGATAGAGGAACTAAATATGATATACAACTACCTTTTTCTCATATGAAATATGAAAGATTGGTTGATTTAGGTAAAAATTTAGGAACTAATGCTACAACAGATACAATTATACAGTTGGGTTATTGTGCAGGTGGTGAGTTTAATGCTGATACAACTGCAAATACTGGTGACTATGATACTATTACAATAGAGCCTTTATTGTTTTACGCAATAAACGTGACTAGTCTACCTGCTGCTAGTAATGCCAATTCAAACAGAAGTGGTAAGATAAATTGGATATCAACCTCCCCAAATTCAACAAATTTAGACAGCTACTGGAGACCTTCAAATGCTAATGACAATGGAAATACTTCAACTCCTCCCACATTTAGTTTAAACTTTGACCAAGAGGTTGATGAATTTCAAGGAGTAAATTATGGGTCAGACAGTAATTCATTATATAAAGTATTTTATAAATCTTATATAGAAAGTATATTTAACCCACTTAAAAGAATGTTTAAGGTTAAGGCTTTCTTACCACCTAATATTATAATTAACTACAGGTTAAATGACCAGATTAAGATACAGGATAAGATATTTAGAATAAACTCAATAACAACAAACTTAATGACTGGTGAGTCTGAATTAGAATTGTTAAACATATTTTCAAGCGAGATAGTAGGATGATTAGAGAGATAATAGATTTATTGAAAGCAGGTGATTTATATGGAATTGACCCTCTTATAGATATAGCTAAAGGGAAATATAAAGCCCCTACAAAGTTTAAAGAATTAAAGGAATCCGTAAAAAGAAGATTAAATGGCTGAAAAACTGAACAGATTAGTTTATGAAATCGAAGTAAACGAAAAAGGTAAGGCAAAGGTAAAGAATTTAACTAAAGGCTTTATAGAGTTAGACAATGCTCTAAATAGGGTAACTGCAGATGTAAAGAAACAACAAGCAGCTATGGTTCAGACCACTACAAAAGGTCTTAATCCAATGATTGATAAGACTGGATTGGCAGGTGCTACGGTCACTGAACTTGGTAGAACTATATCTGATGCTAATTATGGTATTAGAGGTATGGCAAATAACTTACAGCAATTATCATCGTTATTTGTTACTTTGATTGCTACTTCTGGAGGTCTTGCTAATGGATTGAGAGCTTTAGGTAAGGTGCTTATGGGGCCTTTGGGATTTATTATAATATTCCAAACACTTATCACTTTATTAGAAGGAGGAAAATTATCAATGGGCTTATTTAGTGCAGAAGTTAGAAAACTTAATTCTGCATTAACAGATGGAGCTAAGGCGGTCGGAGGTGAGGTAGGTGAGTTAAAATCGCTTATTGACATTGCAAAAGACGAAACAATATCGAGAAAAGATAGACAAGATGCCCTTGATAAAGCAATCAAAACTTACCCTGAATATTTAAAAAATATTACTTTAGAAAATATTGAAACAGAAAAATCTTCTAAAGCTATAGAGAGACAGATAGAATTGCTTATAGCTAGAGCTAAAGTACAGGAATTAACAAATTTAATTATCAAAGAATCTGAAAAGATATTTGAAGCACAAGCTAATATTCAGAATAAAAGTGCAGAACAATACGCTTCTTTTGGGGATTTTGCTATGGCCTTCATTAAAGGATTTGGTAATGCTCAATCATCAGCAGCCGAACTCACAAAAAACGCATTAAATTCTCAAAATAAAACAGTTCAAAAGTCATCTGAAATTATTTCTATGGCTCAAGATGAGATAAAAAAAATATTAAGAAACACTCCTAAAGTTTATGATACTATAAATGAAAGCACAAAAAACTCTGTTGATAAACTTGCTGCTCTTTTATCTAAATACAGACAAAAACTTAAAGAATCTGAAGCTATATCTAGAGCAGAGATTCTTAAAGTTCAAAGAGATGCTGTTTTGAGACAAGCTAGGTTTTTAGGAGCAACAATAGAACAATTAGCTCCAATAATAGCTTATTTTAATAATGAAATAAGAAAAGCTCAAGAAACTGAGATAAAAAAACAAATAAAAGAAAATAAAAAAGTTCGATTAGAAGCAATTAAACAAGAGCTTAAAGATGTGATGGGAGTGCTTAAAGCATCACAAGAGACTTTAGGTTACATGAGAGATGTTTTTATATCTTATAGTAATGAAAGAATAGAGGCATTAAAAAGAGAAAGAGATTATATTTTAAATTCAGGAAAACTAACAGGTGCTGCTCAAAAGAAGGCTTTAGAGGACTTAGAGAAAAGAGAAAGAAAAGCACAGGAAAGAAAAATAAAATTAGAAAGAGACCTTTTTACTATAAAGCAAACTCTGCTTATAGCCGAAGAAATTGCTAAAGCAAAGGCTACTGCGAAACAAATAGCCCTTGATGCAGCTCGTAGTGTTGGTGCAGCAAATATGTCTATAGGGGCTTTTGTTAATGCTCTTGGTCCTTATGGTACAGCAGCCTTTGCAATAACTATAGGAGGAATTATAGCTTCAATAGTTGCAGCTAGAAAAAAAGCTCAATCCGCAATAGCAGCATTAGGAGGTTCGTCTTCTTCAAGTGGAGGTGGTGGAGTCGGTGTAGAAGCACCAGATTTTAATGTAGTCGGTGCATCGCCTGAATCTCAGTTAGCTCAATCTGTTAGTGAGCAACAAACAAAGCCATTAAGAGCATTTGTAGTTCATAATGATATTAAAGATGCTGATGAACTTAGTAGAAAAGTAGACTTCAATAGGTCTTTAGGTTAAATCTGAAACGAATACAATCAAAATAGTTAATTATATATGGAACGTATTATAGAACTTATCATTGACGAAGAGAACGAGTTTAGCGGTATTGAAGCTATCTCAGTTGTCGAAAATCCTGCTATAGAAGAGGACTTTATAGCCTTAAAAGAGCATAAAGAGGTAAAATTAGCTGAAGTAGACAAAGAAAAGAGAATTTTGATGGGTGCAGCCCTAATTCCTAACAAAAAAATATATAGAAACAGTGGTTTAGAGGAATATTACATCTTTTTTGCTGAAGAAACTGTTAGAAAGGCTTCTGAGTTGTTTTTAATGAAGGGAAATCAAAATAATAGCACTCTAGAGCATGACGTAGAGCTTGAAGGGATGTCTGTAGTTGAATCTTGGATTATAGAAGATGAAACTAAAGATAAATCTAGAAAATACAACTTTGATTTACCTGTAGGTACTTGGATGGTTTCTGTTAAAGTTAATAATGATGATATTTGGAATCAAGTTAAGGCAGGAGAGATAAAAGGCTTCTCTATTGAAGGATATTTTGCTGATAAGATGGATGGACCTAAAGAATCTATACAAGAATCTTTCTGTTCAGAATGTCTTGATGAACTAAACGCAGAATATGACTTATTAGAGGCTATTGATTTACTTTCTGAAGAGGTTCAGTTAGAATCTTATGGTGGTTATCCTGAGTCTGCATCTAATAATGCAAAGTTAGGTATAAAAAGAAATAAAGAGTTAGGTAATAAGTGTGCAACTTTAGTAGGTAAAACTAGAGCCAGACAATTAGAGAGAAAAGAGAAATTCACCTTACCAACTCTTAAACGCATTTACTCTTATTTAAGTAGGGCTGCTGAATATTATGATCCTAGTAAACCAGATGCTTGTGGAACTATAAGTTATCTTCTCTGGGGAGGTAAAAGTATGCTTAATTGGACTGAGTCTAAGTTAAAAGGATTAGAGGCTTCTGCTACAATTATTGATGGAAGAGCAGCTTACTCTACAATGGAAGAGGCTGAAAAGGCAGCTAAAGATATAGGCTGTAGTGGTTATCACACACACGATGTTGAAGGAAAAACTTGGTATATGCCTTGTGAGTCACATAATCTTGAAGACGTAAACCCTTGTCAGGAAGGTTATGAAATGATTGGATTTAAAACTAAGAATGGCAGGAAAGTGCCTAATTGCGTCCCTAAACAATAACAATGAAAAAAAGAATGAAAGAAACACCTAGTTATTCTTCACCTAAGGGCGGTAGCAGAGGTTGTTTATGTAAAGATGGTAAAACCTATTCAAAAAAATGTTGTGATGGCACTTTAAGAGGACAGGGTGTTGGAAGTGTTACAAAAGCAACAACAACTTATTATTATAAACTACAAAAATGTGGACATAGTTCACAAAAAGAAATTTACATAGAAGGTGTTGAATTAACAGTGAATAATATCTATTATTTTGATTTTGCTAATGCTAATCATAATGGATGTTACACTGTTACACATACAAGAACATCAGGAGACCAAAAAATAAATTCAGTAGTAGCTTACAATAATTGTGATGCCTGTATAGCAGCAAACTAAAAATACAACACTTTAATTTTAATCAGTAATAATTATAAACATCAATTTTTATGAAAGCAACAGAAATCGTTTCTAAACTAAAGGACGTACTTCTGTCTTCATCCGAAGAGGTGGAAGCTAAAGATTCTGCACAAGAACAAGTGCAAGAAGAGGTACAGGAAGAGGTACAACTTGAAGCGAACACTGAAGAGGTAAAAGAAGAAGTACAGCTAGAGGAAGCTCCAGAAGTGGAGGCTACTGAAGAGGTGGAAGCTCAAGAAGCTGAAATGTCTTATGCAACCAAAGAAGAATTAGCAGAAGTTAAGGCTATGGTTGAAAAACTGATGGGCGCAATGGAAGCTAAAGAAGAGTCTAAGCAAGAAGTTCCTCAAGAACTTTCTGCTGATGAAGCTCCTTTAACTCATAACCCAGAAAATGCAACAGAAAACAAGGATTTACACTTGTATTCTCAAAATGCCCCTAGAACAACTCTAGACAGAGTATTAGCTAGATTAAACAAATAAAAATAATTATTTAAATTACCAAAAATGGCAACAACTACATCAATTACTACTACTTATGCAGGTGAGTTTGCAGGGGAATATATCGCTGCTGCTCTACTTGAAGGTTCTACTATCGCTAACGGTGGTATTACTGTAAAACCAAATGTAAAGTTAAAAGAGGTTATCAAAAAAGTGGGTACTGACGGAATCGTTAAGGACGCAACTTGTGATTTTGATCCTACTTCAACTATTACACTAACTGAGAAAATTCTTCAACCAGAAGAGCAACAAGTTAACCTACAATTATGTAAGAAAGACTTTGTATCTGACTGGGAAGCAATTTCTATGGGCTATTCTGCACACAGCGATATGCCTTCTAAATTCTCTGATTTCTTAATTGCTCATGTTGCAGCTAAAGTTGCACAAAAGACTGAGCAGTCTATCTGGGATGGTAACACATCTAACAACGGTCAATTTGACGGACTAACTAAACTTGTTTCATTAGACGCAGGACTACCTGCAGCACAAGAAGTTGCAGGAACAACTGTAGATGCAGGAGATGTTATCACTGAATTAGGAAAAATCGTTGATGCGATTCCTTCCTCTCTTTACGGAAGTGAAGACTTAAATATCTATGTTTCTCAAAACATCGCAAGAGCTTATGTAAGAGCTTTAGGAGGATTTGGAAGCTCAGGTTTAGGTGCAGCAGGTACAAATGCAATGGGAACACAATGGTGGAACAACGGTTCATTAACATTTGACGGAGTTAAAATCTTTGTTGCTAATGGACTTGCTGATAATAAAGCAATTGCAGCAGAAAAATCTAACCTTTTCTTCGGTACTGGTCTACTATCTGACCATAATGAAGTTAAAGTTATCGATATGTCTGAACTTGATGGTTCTCAAAACGTAAGAGTCGTTATGAGATTTACAGCAGGTGTACAGTATGGGATTATTGAGGACATCGTAACATACGGTATCACTAACTCTGCTAACTAATAATAGATAATTAATCAACTTAAAAGGGTGGGTGAGCCAAATGTGCCTACTCACCCTTTTTTATTAAAAACACATTAAGATGGCTTGTGATTTAACAAAAGGTAGAAAAGAACCCTGCAAAGATTCGGTTGGTGGTATAAAAGCCGTTTATTTTGCAGATTTTGGAGATATAACTATTGCGTATGACAGTACAGATACAGACGTAATAGATGATTTAGGTGCTGTAACGGTATTTAAATATGAATTAAAGGGGAATAGTAGTTTTGAACAAACTATTACTTCTTCAAGAGAAAATGGTACAACTTTCTTTGAACAAGCGTTAAACCTTACTTTAAAGAAATTAACTGTACAAGACCACAAAGAATTAAAGCTAATGAGTTATGGTAGACCACATATTGTGGTGCAAGACTATAACGGTAATGCTTTTTTAATGGGTGCGGAGCATGGTTGTGATGTGACAGGTGGAACTATTGCAACAGGTGCAGCTATGGGAGATATGTCAGGTTATACACTTACATTCTCTGCTATGGAACAAGTACCTGCTAACTTCTTAGAAGGTGCTACAGAAGCTAATCCTTTTGCAGGATTAACAGGAACTGTAACTGTAACTGAAGGTACAAATTCTTAATAGGATTTTCATTTGTGAAATTAAGGGTGGCAATATGCTGCCCTTTTTTTTTGAACATAAACAACCTTTTTTAGTTATACTTATATGATAAGGTTATTACCAAACACAAATGCTCAAACATTAAGCATTATTCCTAGACAGTATACTGTTGCTAGTGATTTGCAGTTAGTTATTAGAGAGGATGGAACGGAGAAGACAGAAACTTTAAGTTCGTTAACTTCCGTAATAAGTGGTAATTTTTTAAATATAGATTGCACCTTTAGTATTTTATCTGAAGATAGCAGTTATTCAATAGAAGTAAAACAAGGAACAACTTTACTATATAGAGATAAGGTTTATTGTACTTCTAAAACAGATACTACAATATCTCACACTTTAAATACTAGTGAATATAATAATTATGATTCTGATGCAGCAGGGCAACAATATATAATAATATGAGTCGAAGAACAATAAAATCAGCAAGAAAAATACAAGCTCCTAAAGAGGTAAATCCTAGTTTAAGAGTGGTTAATTTATCTGGCTATGAAATTCCAACAGTAAAAGAAAATGCTAGAAAAGATTGGGTTGAGTATGGAGATGGTAACGATTACTTCAATGAACTGATAGAGAGGTATTTAGGCAGCCCCACAAACTCAAGATGTATAAACGGTATTGTTGATATGGTTTATGGTAGAGGACTAAACGCAACAGATTCAGCAGAGAAGCCTGAGATGTTTGGTAAGATGCAAAGTGTGCTTAGACCTAGTGATGTTAAAAAAATGGTTAATGACCTTAAAATGTTAGGTCAAGCAGCCATCCAAGTTGTTTATAAGAAAGGTAAGAAGGAAATATCAGGATTGTATCATTTCCCTATGGAAACTATAAGAGCTGAGAAAGCTAAAGATGGTAGAGTTAAAGGATACTACTATCATCCAGATTGGGCTAATATAAAGCCATCTGATAAACCTAAAAGAATACCTTCATATAAGAATGGTGCTAGGTCAGAAACTATTGAGATATATTGTGTTAAACCATATAGAGCGGGGTTTTATTACTACTCACCTGTAGATTATCAAGGATGTTTACAGTATTGCTCACTAGAGGAAGAGGTATCTAATTATCATCTAAACAACATTAAGAATGGTTTACAGCCTTCTTTATTACTTAATTTTAATAATGGAATTCCTTCAGATGAGATTCAAGAGAGAATAGAAAGAAAGATATATGATAAATTCAGTGGGTCTTCAAATGCAGGTAGATTTATATTGGCGTTCAATGAAAGCTCAGAGGATCAATCTACAGTAGAACCTATTCACTTACCAGATGCACATGCACAATATGATTTCTTAGCTAAGGAAAGTAGAGAAAAGATTATGATTGGTCATGGTGTTGTATCGCCTATCTTATTAGGTATTAAAGATAATACTGGTTTTGGTAATAATGCAGAAGAGCTTAGAACAGCTTCTATACTTATGGATAATATTGTTATTAGACCATTTCAAACCTTACTTATTGATGCATTCAAAGAGTTACTTGCATTTAATGGTGTTATGCTTGATTTATATTTTACAACACTACAACCAATAGAATTTACTGAATTAGATAATATCGCTACTAAGATTAAAAGAGAAGAAGAGACAGGAGAAAAGTTATCTTCAGATAAAGAAGAATCAGTAGAAGATGATGAATTGTTAGATGACGATGAGTTATCAGATATAGAGGTTGATTTTGAATTAGAAGAACCTAAAGAAGAAGAATAAATATGAAGGCATTATTTATAACATTAAAAGAATTAAAAAGAAAATCAATATTTGATGGAAATCTTGATGCTGATAAATTAATTCAGTTTGTTGAGGTGGCTCAAGATACAGAAATTCAAACTTTCTTAGGAACTAAATTATATGATAAATTACAAGCTGATATTATTGCAGGTAGTTTGTCTGGAAATTATAAAACATTAGTAGATGACTATATTAAACCTATGCTTATTTGGTATACTCAAGCAACTTATATTCCTTATGCAGCGTATCAAATATCTAATGGTGGAATTTACAAGCATAATTCAGAGAATGCTACATCTGTAGATGAGTCTGAGATTAGAACACTAGCATCTCATGCAAATGAAACTGCTGAGTTTTACACACAAAGATTTATGGATTATATGAATTATAACAGTGCTTTGTATCCTGAATATGTTAGTAATCAAAATGATGGTATGTACCCTGAAAGAGATATAAATTTTACTGGATGGGTATTATAAAAA